TTTTTTTTTTTTTTTTTTTTTTTTGTTTTTGTTTTTTTTTTTTTTTTTTTTTTTGTTTTTGTTTGTGTTTTTTTTTTTTTGTTTTTTTTTTTTTTTTTTTTTTTTTTTTTGTTTTTTTTTTTTTTTTTTTGTTTTTGTTTTTGTTTTTGTTTTTTTTTGTGTTTTTTGTTTTTGTTTTTGTTTTTGTTTTTGTTTTTGTTTTTGTTTTTGTTTTTGCTTTTGTTTTTGTTTTTATGTTTGTTTCATTTTCGTTTTTTTGTTTTTTTTTGTAATGTGACGGCGACCACCGAGATCTACACTCTTTCCCTACACGACGCTCTTCCGATCTGAATACAAAGCATTTCAAGAATACAAAGAAATGGCTAATAAACATGAATATTTATTTACTTCTAAAGGCAAAGGTTTAGAAGGCATGGCTAGAGAGATAGCTTGTTTCTCTGCATTTGGTGAAGGCTTACAACTGTTTGCATCATTTGTTATGCTTCTTAACTTCCAAAGATATGGACGTATGAAGGGCATGTGTCAAATCGTAACTTGGTCTATTAGAGATGAGACACACCATGTTGAAAGCATGATTAAATTGTTTCATCAGTTGATAAAAGAAAACCCAAATATTTGGACAGAAAAATTTAAAGCAAGTATCTATCAAACATGTAGAGACATGGTAGACTTAGAAGATAAGTTTATTGATTTAGCATTTACAATGGGTGGTATCAGAGGATTAAAAGCAGAAGAAGTTAAACAATATATTAGATACATTGCTGACAGAAGACTGTTACAATTGTCTTTAAAACCTAATTATGGTGTAAAAGATAACCCATTAGGTTGGTTAGATTGGGTGTTAAATGGTGTAGAACATGCTAATTTCTTTGAGAATAGAGCTACAGAATATAACAAAGGTACAATAACAGGAAACTTGTGGGACTAAAGTGCCCTTTTTAGAAGAAAACAATATGATTGACCAAGAAGATTTAGTTTTACCTGCAACAGTAGATGAGTTAGTTAAACTTTTAAACAAAGTTTATCCTGAAAAGTCTCCTGTTTTAACAGATAATCCTAATAAAATATACTTTGAAGCAGGTCAACGTGATGTTGTTAAGTTTATTAATATGTTAAAAGAGAGGACAGAGAAGTAATTATGTGTTTATCAAAGCCAAAAGCACCTCAAATTGTGCAAGCTCCTGCACCTATTCCACCGTCAGCGCCTATTGAAGAAGATAAAGCGCCAACAGTAGAAACAGCAGTAGACGCCGATAAAGATTTAGAATTAAAGAAGAAAAAGAAAGTTGGAACTACAGCTTTACAAACATCTTCTGGTCTAAACATACCTACTACATCAGGTTTAAATATAACTTAATATTATGCAATATAATAATATGTTACAACAAAGCGCTAAAGAGCGATACGAAACTTTAAAACAACACAGAGAACACTTCTTAGATAGAGGACAAGAATGTAGTGAATTAACTATACCTTCTCTTTTACCACCAGATGGATTTCATTCTTCTACAGATTTATATAATCCATTTCAATCAGTAGGCGCAAGAGGCGTTAACAATTTAGCAAGTAAACTTCTTTTACTTTTGCTTCCACCCAATTCCCCATTTTTTAGATTATCAATAGCAGGAGATGCTAAGAAAGATTTAGACCAACAAAAAGAAATTAAGTCTGAAGTAGAAAAATCTTTAGCAACTATTGAAAGAGAAGTATCAAGTAAAATAGAACAACTTGCTCTAAGAGTTAGTGTGTTCGAAGCGCTTAAACATCTTATAGTTGCCGGCAATGTATTAACTTATCTTCCTAAAAAAGGAACTATGAGAGTATTTCCTTTAACAAATTTTGTATGTAAAAGAGATGCTTCAGGAAACATTATTGAAATAGTAATAGAAGAAACTATTCATCCAACATATTTAGATGGTGATACATTAGATAGAATTTCACAGTTTGAAGATTACAAACCAGATGAAGAGTGTGATTTATACACACACATTTATAAATTAAATGATAAAGAATTTTACACTTGCCAAGAAGTAAAAGGAATTAAAATAGAAAGTTCTCAAGGAACTTATCCAATTGATAGTCTACCATACCAAGCATTAAGAATGGTAAGAGTTGATAATGAAGATTATGGTAGAGGATATGTAGAAGAATTTTTAGGTGATTTAAAATCATTAGAAGGATTATCACAAGCGCTTGTAGAAAGTGCGGCGGCTTCTTCTAAAGTTGTATTTATGGTTAGACCTAATTCTGTTACTAGAAAAAAAGATTTAGCTAATACTAGAAATGGTGATATTATTACTGGTAGTGCAGATGATGTAGCTGTGTTACAAGCGCAAAAACAATATGATTTACAAGTAGTAGAAAGAAGTATTGCTAAACTAGAAGAAAGATTATCTTATGCGTTCTTATTAAATACAGCAATACAACGTGATGCTGAAAGAGTAACAGCACAAGAAATTAGATACATGGCACAACAATTAGAAACTGCTATGGGTGGTATATATTCATTACTATCACAAGAGTTTCAATTACCTTTAGTGACCATATTAATGAAACGAATGTCTCAAGCAAATGAGATACCATCATTACCTAAAAACTCTGTTAAGCCTACAATTATTACAGGTGTAGAAGCTTTAGGTAGAGGTAATGACTTACAAAAATTAAGAGAATTTGTTGCTGAGATTGCAAACTTAGCACAAGTAAATCCTGCTATAGTACAAAGTATAAATACTCAGGATTTAATAAAACGTATTGCTACCGGTTTAGGTATTGATACAGAAGGTCTTGTGAAGTCTGACGAAGAACTAGCACAAGAGCAAGCCGCTCAAGAAGATGCTATGCAAAATCAACAGATGATGCAGTTAGCAGAGAAGGCTGTAGCACCCGCAGTACAAGGTGCTATGAAACAACAGCAAGAAGGATAATTAAATGGTAGACACAGTAGAAATAAAAACAGAAGAAACTGGTATAGAAAAACCAGAAGAACAAACAAACGAGACACAGTCAACACAAAGTAAACCTGAAGGCTTACCTGATAAATTCAATTCAGTTGAAGAATTAGCAAAGTCATATCAGGAATTAGAAAAGAAACTTGGTGGGCAATCTCAAGAAAAACCAGAAGTAGACCCTGTTGCCAAAGCAGAACCTAAATCTACTAATGATTTAGAAATAGCTGAGAAAGCGGTTACTGATGCAGGTTTAGATATGTCATCTTTACAAGCAGAGTATGCTGAAAAAGGTGAGTTAGATGTTAAGTCTTACGAAGCATTAGAAAAAGCAGGTATCTCAAAAGAATATGTAGATAGTTATATTGCCGGTCAAGAAGCTATTGCAAAAACACAAGCAGATGAAATTAAATCAACTGTTGGTGGTGATGAAACATATCAAGAAATGGTTGACTGGGCTTCTAAAAATATGACTGATGGTGAAAAAACTGCTTATAACAAAGCTGTAAATAGTGGAGACATGGACACAGTTAAGTTAGCAGTCAATGCACTTAAAGGTCAATTTGAAAGAGCTAATGGAATTGAGCCTAAACTTGTAGAAGGTAAAGCATCACCTAGTCAAGAACAAGGTTTTGCATCATGGGCTCAAGTAACAGAGGCTATGGCTGACCCTAGATATGCAAAAGATATAGCATATCAAAATGAAGTTAAAACTAAACTAGCAAACTCAAACCTATAGGAGAAATAATATGTACGGAAAAGGAAAATCAAAAGGCAAGAAAATGCTAAAAGGTGGACAAAAAAGATTACCTTCAGCATTACAGAAAAAAATAATGAAGGCTAAGAAGAAAAAGTAATATGGCTAAACGAGGTCTTTATGCCAACATCCACGCTAAGCGTAAACGTATAGCGGCGGGTTCTGGCGAAAAAATGCGTAAGGTTGGAGCAAAAGGCGCACCAACAAAAAAACAATTTAAACGAGCGGCAAAGACAGCTAAGAAAAAGTAATGCCGGCTAAACGTTATCAGTCTCCTTCTGGTGGTTTAAATGCCGCCGGAAGAAGATATTTTAAAAGAAAAACTGGTGCTAATTTAAAAGCTCCAGTTACAGGAAAAGTAAAAAGAGGTTCTAAAGCGGCAAAGCGTAGAGCCAGTTTCTGTGCACGTATGTCTGGAGTAAAAGGAGCCATGAAGAAACTATGCCGTCTTCTGCTTGAAAAAAAAAAAAGAAAAAAACAAAAAAATCAAAAAAACAATAACAAACTAAAAACAAAAAAAACAAAAACAAAAACAAAAACAAAAACTAAAACAAAAACAAAAACAAAACCAAAACCACAAACCACAAACCAAAACAACCGATCACGTGGTGATATTTTGGTTATGAATCCGTACAGAGGTCGTGGATCTCCTGGCCCTGTGTCCGCTGCCGCTCGCATCAGATCGGAAGAGCACACGTCTGAACTCCAGTCACGGCTACATCTCGTATGCCGTCTTCTGCCTGAAAAAAAAAACAAAACATACCACATATAAGACGTCCGGAAT